TTATACAGAAACTTACATTCCAGACAACAAGAAAGCTCTTCGCAATGGTTTAGCACAAGAATTATTACATAAACAAATGGTGGATTTACAATGGCAGAATTAGAATTTGCTGGAGTTAAAGCTTCAGGCTCTAAGCTTCTTTTAGTTGTTCCTTTGATTGGCTCAATAGTTGGTGCTGGTTGGGGAGGCTTTTCTTTATATCAAGAGTTTCTTGATCTTAGAGAAACAGTTACAAAATATAAACCACCTAACTTGACCTCCATAAAACTAGACTTGGTGCAATTAAAAGAACATCAAAACACAGTTGAGACCCATATGGATTTTGTATCTAAAGAATTAGATTTATTTTCTGAAGAAATGGGTTATCAAAAAGAATCGTTAGAAGATCAAATCAAATATGTTAAGGAAGTAAAGGTAGATGTTCGTCAAGATATGCGACATCTTGAAGACATTGTGGGTGATGTTGAGACCAATCTCCAACAACAAAAATCTGGGCTAATAGAGCTTATTGATAAAGCATCTTCAAGATTTGATGAACGTAGAGACTCACTTTACTCAGATACAGATCGTAAGATAAAAGAGGTTGAAGAACGAGTCAACTCTAAGCTTCAAAGAGCTTTAGATAATCCACTAGCAAATTAAGGAATAGTCATGGAAGAAAGAATTAAATTATTAGAACAAACTATCGACCATCATCACAGACAAATTTCAAAACTATTTGCAAAAGTAGATCAGACCAATCAAGACATACAAAAGATTATGAACATACTGACACAGATTCGTTATTTTTTATATGGTGGCTTTGCTTTTTTTGTAGCCACAGAAATAGGCTTTATACAAGCATTACAATTTATGTAAGGAGAAGACATGGTAAGTTTATTAACATCTATAGCACCAATAGCCCTTGGGTTTTTTGGAAAATTATTTGCAATGAAACAGCATGCTAATGCTGAACAACAAAAATTAATGATTCAAGCAATGTCTGCACAGAATCAATCAATTAATATGGCAAGAGATTATGCTGTCAAAGAGACAAAATTTTCTGCAATGAATCGAAGAATAGTCATACTCACAGTGCTTGGTTGTTTAGTAGCAATACAATTTGCACCTTTAGCTGGCCTTGATACTGTCATGCCTACAGTCAAAGAAGGGTTTTCTTTTTTAGGTTTAAAACTAACACCTGATACTGTGACTTATGAAGTTGTTTCAGGCATGGTCAAGAACCCAGAAATTTATTCATTTGCAGAGCTTATTCTGTCATTCTTTTTTGGCTCACAATTATGTAAGAAATAGGAGGATTTATGAATCCTTTACTTAAATTTTGTCAATCTGAATCGCAACGTACAAAAATAAGATTGTATGAAGAACTTGGGTCTTTTAGACAAGTTGCTGCAACTTTAGGAATAAGGCATCAATCTGTATCAGAATCTGTAAGGCTAGTTAAAAAGAGAGCTGCTGCTCAAGGCATAGCACCTGAAGCTGATATGTCTCACCTAGCAGCAGAAGGTTTTAATGTTAAAGGTGTGTCAACTTTATATGATGAGGATGGTAAGGTTAAGGTTCAATGGGTTAAGACTCAGAATCAAGGTTATGATCCTGAAGAAATTGCTACTGCATTTAATGAATTACTTGGAGACTTTCAAGCCTGTCCAATAGCAGCTCCTAAACAAACAGATAATGATGTACTAGCAACGTATGTGTATGGAGACCCTCACATTGGAATGTTGGCTCATAGAGATGAAGTTGGTGAAGACTTTGATTTAAAGATAGCTACTCGTGATTTACAAAAAGGAACTAAGGCCCTTGTAGATAGAAGTCCATCTACCGATGAGGCTCTTATACTTCAGCTTGGAGATTTCTTTCACTCAGACAACCCACAAAACAGAACAGCAAGAAGTGGTAATGCTTTAGATGTTGATGGTCGATGGTTTAAAGTACTTAACGTAGGCATAGACTTAATGATAGAGCTAACTATTTCAGCTTTAGCTAAACACAAACACGTCACTGTTAAAAACATTATAGGAAACCATGATGATATGTCATCAATCTTTCTTAGTATTGCAATGTCAAAATATTTTAGAAATGAACCACGAGTCACAGTTGATACTTCGCCAGCTAAGTTTTGGTATTTCTCTTTTGGAAAATGTTTGATCGGAAGTACTCATGGCGATACAGCTAAACCAGAAAAGCTCCCACTAATTATGGCAACAGACAAACCACATGAATGGGCCGAAGCAGATTTTAGATATTGGTACACAGGACATATACATAATAAACAAGCTATGGAGTTCTCTGGTTGTATGTGGGAATCGTTTCGTACTCTTGCTGGTTCTGATGCTTGGCACTCTGGAGCTGGATATAGATCTGGAAAAGATTTAAGTTGCGTGTTACTTCATAAAGACTTCGGAGAGATAGGAAGAAACACAGCGTCTCTCAAAATGGTAAGAAGTTAAATGTTGCATTAATGTTGCATTAACCAGCCCAAAATAGCCATATTCAGACATATAATAATGCAACATCCAATTTAAGAATGCTTTCGTAGCAAGGGTTACGTGGTGGAGATGGGGGGAATTGAACCCTCGTCTGTTGCTTTATTAGTAGTGTCTGTAGAGGGAATGTTGCATTAATGTTGCATTAACACTCTATTTTGATGCTATTTTTAGCTCAGTTTTTGGATTTATAAGGCTTGCAAATTTATTGCCAGCTTCTGGAGCATCTTCATCAATAAATCTAGCATAGGTTCTATAAGTAAAACCAGCATCTTTATGGCCCATTTGTTTTGACACCCAGCCTATATTCTCACCAGAGGTTATAGCAAGAGAAGCAAACGTATGTCTAGTTTGATATGGATAACGATACCTCACTTCTGCTTTTCTTAATATAGGAGTCCAGCCAGTTTTACGAATAGCTTGATCACCCTTCCAAGGTTTATTAAGTCTTGGGTTATGAAATATTTCTTTGTTCTGTAGATAAGTATATTGCTTTTGGTCTTTTAAAATGGTAATAACATCTTCTGTTAATTTAACCCATCTATAACTTGTTGATGTTTTTGGAAGCCCAACTATTTTTGCAGCTTGAGTCATTGCTTTATTTACATGCAATCTATTATTAGACCAATCAATATCATTCCATGTAAGAGCTATGTACTCACTGATTCTTAGACCAGTAAAAAAAGCAAGAGTAAATAAATTATGTATTTGACCATCACAAGAATTTAATATTAATCTTATTTCTTTTGTAGAGCATGGGTCTATAATTTCATTCTTATTACTTACAAGTTTTCCTTTAAATTTTTTACCATATAAAGGATTAACTGCAATAAGCTCATCATCAACTGCTTCATCCAACGCTTGATTTAATAAAGTAAGTTTGTTTGATAAAGTCTTAGTTGTATTAGATTGTTTCTTTATCCATTTTTTTATATCTAACCATTTAAGCTCTGCTATTGGATATTTTCCAAAAGTTGGTATTAGCTGATTGTATATTATGTTGGTATTTTTTTCTAAAGAAGAATCAGCGTAATTATGTTTATGTCCTTCATACCATTCAGTAAGATATTGTTTGACTTTAATTGCTGATGTAGGATTAAATAAATATCTTTGTTTGTCTTTAGGAAATGTTGTAGCGTAATCAAAAGTGCCATCTTCTATAGCGTCTAAAACCCTAGCTCTAAATTTTGTTGCTGCTTTTAAGTTAGTTTCAGTGGGTTCACCCCATATTCTTGGTCTACATTGTGTTCCTTGATAGGTGAATGTGATGACGATGCTGTTAGCACTTCCTTTACGAACTCCTGTCCTTTTTTTACCCATACGTTAAAGCCCTCTATGCTAATTAAAACCCTGTTATCAGGACTTCGCACCCAAACTTCATCTTCTCTAAACACACCTCGACTAATCTTAGTACGTATAGCCTCCTCTGAATAACCTGACTCGGATGCGAATTGCCTGATTGTTTTATATTCTATCATATAATCTTTAATGCCATTCTGAACCATGGATCATAATAAGGTCTAGTTGCTTTAATATGCTTGTCACGTCTAGCTTTGTTGCTAAAATGTTCAAGCTTATAATTAAGTTTGTTTTTTTGATGGGCCTCACTATATGCGTAACCCATTCTAGCTCCTTTCTTAGAAAGCACTTGTTGATCTGTTTCAGAGTCCATTCTTTTGAGGGCTGTAGTTTTAGATGTAATACCTGTTATACGCATTACATCTTCAGCAGTTATTACAGCCCCATGTTTATCAATTAACTCTTGATCAACAAGAACTCTTGTCTTAGTAGTTCCCATTAACCAAACTCAGGCTCACTATAAAAATCTTCTGGCATAGGTGGGGGTGTTGGAGAAGCATGTTCTTGAACAGCTTGAGGTTTGTCAGGCTTCCAAGTATTAACTAAGATACGATGAGATTTACCATATTGATCAACCTCTCTTTTTTTACAAACCTTTAAGTTAAGATATTTCTTACCGTTCATTTCATACCACCAATCTTTAGCGTCTTGAACCTTAGATAAATCTAATGCAAATTCAACTACATTGCCATCAAACTTTTCTTTACCACCACCACTTACATATAATTCTTCTTCTTTTTCCATGTTGCCTCCTAGGCTATTAATTTATATTGTGCTACTGTCTCAAGCTCACCAAAAGTATTTTTATGAGCTACAAGTTTGGTTGTAATGTCGTAGTCTTTACGAAGATTAAAAATGGCAGCAGATAACCTACTAGTCTTACAAGTAAATAATGCATCCATATAATTCATTGTTTCGTTTTCTTGTAAAAATTTTAATACTCTTTGATCTCTAGTTAATTTGTTCATCTGTGTCTCCTATTAATAAGGGGCTGCTTTTAAGGAAAAGGTGCAGCCCAAAACCTCCTATGAATTTAGTTGTATTTCCTTTCAGCAGCATCTCTGCAAGATGATTTAATAAATGATTTTTCTTCAGGATTAAAATCCCTCCAAACATCTTTCTGCTGTGAAGCTGTTAAATCACGATATGCTTCAACAGTTGCTATGTCATCTTTGTTATCGCAAGCAACTTTAATTTGAGCAATGTAATTGCCACGCATATCAGGATTATCTGCATCCCATGTTGGTAGATCAGGTAAGTCTTCACCTTCATATAGATAAAGACCCATTCCATGCAAGCCAATAGCTTTTGTAACACATCGTTTGATTGCAGTATT